GCCACGGCCGCGGCTCCTGCGGCTGGCGGTGGTGCTGGCAATGATCCGGGGATTGATTTGTTTCTTAAAGAGGCCGCAAAAGCAAATCCTAATATGACAGAAGAAGCGTTAAGAACTGAATACGCTAGGCTTTTTGGTGGCACTGCATAATGGCAGAGTTTATTAACCCCTTTGCGGAACCTTCTTCAGAGGGATTTATTAATCCTTTTGCAACTGATACGCCCGAAACCGAAGAAAAAGACAAGCCCCTTGAATCTATAGTTGGTTTGGACTTTGAGGGATCTACCGGTAAAGAACTTATTGAGGGCGTGGCCTCTGGTCTATTAGGCGCAGCGGAAGGCGTAGCCGGTATTTTTACAACGCTTGGTGATGTTGTAGCAGGAACAGACACCACTACTGCTTTAAACCAAAATTTTCAAGAATTTAAAGATGACATGGGAATTGACCCAGAGGGCATGGCCGGCACAATAGGCGAGGTCGTAGGTCAGTTTGTTGTGCCTGGGCTCGGCGCCGCTGGCTTAGTGGCTAAAGGTTCCAAGGCTGTTCAAGCCGCAACCAAAGCCAAGAGAGCATTGACCGGAAAAGAAAAGCTCGTTCTCGGGGCTCAAGAAGCTGCAGCTATGGGCGGCGTAGACTTTGTGGTATCCAATGATAACAACACAGTTATTGCTGATGTGTTTGATAGCTTGCCTCAAGATGCTTCCGATCTAATAGGCGAGACAGGAACTAACAAGGCTTTGTTGCGTTTGGCAAAACGCACACAAATAGGTCTTGAAGGTGGGTTGATTGGCGGCGCAGTAACCGGTGCCTTTGCTGGGCTGGGCAAGACCCTTGGTCAAGTAAAGAAGACAGGCACTGGCAAAGAGTTGCAACAGGGTCTGTCTAACCTTGGGACAAAAATAGAGGACACACTTGTTCAACGAATGACCGCAGAACCGGGCCAAGAACTTGGAGCGTTTAAAAACAAGCTAGTTGGTTTGGTTGCTGCATCTCGTTACGGAGGTTTTTTACCTAGAGCCATTGCTGAAAAACAACTTGGTGTAGACGCTACAGTTAGAACGGCAGTTTCGGAGGCAGAAAGAAACCTTAAAGGATTTGAGGAAGCGACCAAGCAGGCGTTTAAAAAGATGCCAAAGGAAGACGGTAAAAATGAAACCCTCACTGCGACGAATAACCTGTACGCATACCTTACTAACACTGGGGATAAGGGGGCGGCTGCGTTAGCTGCGCTTCCAAAAGAACTGCGAAACCCTGCGAAGAAAATGGCTGAGCAAAGAAACAAGCTGGCATCAGGCATTAAAGAAACAACTTTTATAAAAGGTGGTTTTGGAGACACGCAAATACCAGGGCTTGATAAAAGTATTAAAGACGTTTTGGATGAGGGTGCAGAAACCTACCTTCGCAAGGAGTATAAAGTATTTAACGATGCTAAGTATATTCCAGATGACGAAACACTTGATGTTGCAAGAATGTATTTTAAACGAAACGATAAACTCACAGAAAAGATGTTGTCGGATATTGCTAAAAAGGACGTTACTAAGACGGTGATGACCGATGACTTTATATCCCGAAATGGCCTGACAGTCTCTGGGGCAGGTGACGATCTTAAAGTTACTGTTGGCGGAAAAGTTACTGACGAGGTGGCAAAGAAAGCAAGAGATTCATTCCTAGATCAGTACAGAATTAGAAATAGGTCAACCGCAAAACTGGGCGGTGGCCGTGTAGCTAAAGACCGCTTGGACACTGGGATGTTTATCCAGCGCAAGGACTTTGCTCCCGAGTTGAAAAGGCTTATGGGGGAAATCAAAGACCCTAAAGAGGCGTACTTAAAAACGGTTGCGGACTTAGCGCAGTTTACTGCCGTCGATGATATGTACAGCACGATTAATAAACTAGCCAAGGATCAAAACGGGATTGGACGTTTGTTTATTTCCCCTGATAAGGTGACATCTAAAATAGCGCAAGAAGGTTTAAAAAACAAAGGGTATGTTAAACTTGGCGGCGAAGGTGGCGTTGGATCGATGCTTGGACCCGCCGTGGTTAAAGATGTAAAGCAACTAGATCAGATGATTAGCCGATCTGGTTGGGGATCCCTTGATGGGTACTACGTTCCAGAGGACATCTATAATAGTTTAACAAACAAGGTTTGGTCAGAGGCCGATTCCGCCACGCAAATTGCTCAAGGCGCCCTAAACACATACGTTCGGGGAAAGGCTCTATCTCAGTACGCCAAAACAATCCTGTCTCCAGTGACTTTGGTTAGAAACTTTACTACCAGCCACGCCTTCATGCTTGCGAACGGAAACCTTCCGTATGCCCCATTAGGTCGTGGTGCCAGTTCCTTAGATGCGTTTAGAATGGTTGCGGCAAACATCTCTAAGGGTGGGGACGATAGAGTTCTTGAGCTACTTATGGACGCTCAAAGGCGCGGTGTCATTGGCACTAATGCAGAGTTAAGAGAAATACAGGACGCCCTTCGTAAGGGTATTGATAGAGCTAGTGACGCTCCAAGCTCCTCTATGGAAGGCTTATTTGGCAAAAAAGTATCAGGGGCTGTAGCCTCTACGGGCATCGGGAAGTTGTTAGGCAAAGGAGCGTACTACGCAGAGGGTCTATACCAAGGCGGCGATGATGTAATGAAGGCGTTAAGCTACGCTGCGGAAGAAATGAAGCTAGCTAAGGCGTTAGACACAGTAGATGAAGAAACTGCGATAAAGTATCTTACCAAAAACGGAACTGATGTACCTCTTGATTTAAGCATGACTCCTAGTAAAGAAGCCTACAAAGAGTTGTTAAAGCACCGCGCTGCCCAGATCGTCAGAGATACACTACCAAACTATACCAAGGGTGCTTCGGAGCTAGTTAAGTTTGGGCGCCGGTTGCCTGTTGGTAACTTTATCACCTTCCCCGCAGAGATACTGCGTACTGGGTTTAACATTGTTCAGCAGGGTTTGGATGATTATTACTCAGGCATTCCAGCAATTAAAGCTAGAGGACGTAGCCGGTTAATGGGATTTAGTGCCACTACTATAGCCGCTCCTGTTGCTGCGGTAGAAGCAGCGTACCAATTCTCAGGCGTAGATCGAAAAGAAATGAAGGCGTATAAAACATCCTTTGCAACCACTTGGGAAAAGGGAGCAGTCCTAGTTCCTGTTGGCAAAACAGAAGATGGTAAAATTCAGTACATTAATTACAGTACTTTAAACCCGTATGACCTGTTAACTAGGTTTACAAACAGAGCCATGAACGAAGGTGACAAAGCTATTAAAGAGGGACAAAGTCCTGCTGACGCTGTGACCAACGTGATGTTTGGTACTATGGGAGAGTTCTTTGCTCCGTTCATGGATGAGTCTATTCTGACAGAAGCCTCGCTCGATGTGTACAATGCAGCTACTCGTAACAACGGCAGGACAAAGTCTGGGGCTCAGATATTTAACTCTCTTGATTCTAATATGACCAAGGCGTTTAAGTCTTCTATGCATGTGGCTAATGCCATGATGCCGGGGTTCTTGCCCGTAGACTTTAAAGGTGGCGCACCTGTGGCAGGACGTTTCTCCCGTGGTATTTTAGGAACAGAAGAAGGAAATATTTTAGGAATTAAGTCTGAAGATAAGTTTGGCCGTGAAAGAACCTTGGGCATTGAGCTAATCAGAGCGGGATCAGGCGTTACCACTTTAGAGTTTGATCCTAAAAAAGGGTTAGAGTTTGGGGGCTACCGTTTTCAACGTGGTCAAACAGAAGCAAAACAAATGTTTAACCGAGTGGCCGATGACTATGGAACTACCGCGTCTGAGTTTGAGGCAGCGTTCATTAAAGGTAATGAGGCAAAGCTGCGGAACGACAAGAGATACTATCAGATGTTTGAGGATCTCCGGGCTATGGGTCTGTCCGACAGCGAAATGCGTAGAGTATTAAAGGATAGCAATATTGGTTCTAGCGCCCGTAGGGTTATGCGTGGACAGTTTGATCCGTTTAAAGTTAGCTCTAAAAACCGCAAAGAAATGCGTAAGGCAGGAACTCAAGACGAGTTTAGGCTTGTAAGCAAAAGAATAAATGAGATTAGAAAGTTAATGCGTGGCGCTTCTCTTGCGCCTGATGATGACCCTGGTGCTAGAGATCCAGATACCACCACACAAATACCAGAAACTCCGACACCGATAGTGACCCCTTCGGCTCCTGCCAATCCATTTCTTAACTCACCTTCGGCTCCTGCCAATCCATTTCTTAACTTTCCAACACTACCCACCCTGCCCCCAGGCCCTACGGTATTGCCTAACCCGCAGGACCAAGAGATACAGCAGCGTCTTAATCCATAACATCGACCTTCACACCAAGACCACCAAACAACTGGATCATATCGTTAACGTGTTCTGTCACATCCTCGATGATATCGTCATCGTCTGAACATACAGCAAGGCGCATGGTTCTCTCTACCACTTTCATTAGGGCTTGAACCTGCATGGGATGCATCTCTTTAAACCCTACGGTATCAATCTTATCTTCCATCATTCTATCTCTCCCCAGTTGTCCTTGAGTTCCTCGTCTACCTTAGACGGAACCTTGAGTATATGTGATAAGCCTGTCTCCATGATCTCTGTGATCTTAGATGCTTGCTCTTGGCTTTCTACAGAGAAGCATAGTTCATCATGGACCGTGAGCATAGGAACTAATCCCTCAGCATAGCAATCAGCCATGGCCTTCTTGGTTTGGTCCGCTGCGGATCCTTGGATCAGCTTGTTCAGCGCCTTGTATGTAAACGCCCTACGCAGGTACATCCCGTACTTCTCTTGTGCGTCCTTTAGAGCCAGTGGCTTGTTGTATTCAAACGTTCTAGGCTCCCACAGATCAAACCGGCACCTACGGCCTAGCAGAGTGCGTATAGAGCCCTGCTGAGAGGCGCGAGTGCTTGCAATCTCTGCTAGCCCCTTAACGAAAGGCACCTTGCTCTGGTGCGTCTGAAGCAGTGTGGTGGCCTCGGCTACGCTAATGTCCAACTGGTCTGCTAGCTTGGCCTTACCCATGCCGTACATAATCCCTAGGTTCACAGTCTTTGCAGACTTCCGATCAATGCCGGCAATGTCAGCAACCATCTGGTGCAGATCAATGTCCTTGGTTTGCCACTCATCAACAATACCATCCACCATCTGATGCCGGTGATCGTCATTCAAGCTAGCCGCAAAGTGAACCAACAACCGTGGCTCTTGGCTAGAGTAATCAAACGAACCCCACTTGCATCCGTCTTCGGGTATAAACAATCCGCGGATCATCTTCTTAATGTCTTTGTCCCGTGCAGGAATTTGCTGAAGGTTAGGGTTGGACGATGAGAAACGACCCGTAACTGTACCACCGTCATCGCTCCGGAGTTGGTGAAACTCGCAGTGGATCCTGCCTTTGTGTGAGTGACGCAAGATGGTGTCAATAAACGTGCTGTCGGCCTTATCAAACTCCCGCAGCTTAACGATCTGTTGTGCTACAGGATGAGGGTGCATGTTTAAAAACTGCTTGGTAAAGGTAGCATTGCCAGCCGCAGTCTGTGCATACTCCAAGCCCAGTGAATCAAAGACCTTCTGAACAGAGGCCGCGGCCCATGGCTCAAGGTCAACACCTGTCTCATCACGAATAGATTTCTTCAGTCCACTGATGCGGCCCTTCAGTTCTTTCCGCACTAATTCTGCTTGATCGATGTTTACTCTAACGCCATTGGTTTTCATTTTAAGCATGAGGGGAATGAGCCCTGTTTCCAGTTCCCATATGGCCCAGAGGTCTTGCCTCTCTACCTCTATCTTCAACCGCTCCCATAACTTGAGCGTCATTAAAGCATCCTGTTCCGCGTAGGGTCCAACGTCCATCGGAGGTAGGCGCCACATCTCGGACTTAGGATCAAACCCCCAATCACGGGCCGCTGCGCGAAGAGCCTTCTCGTCCTTACGCATGTCGATCCAATCACGGCCTAGATTATTAAGGCTGTAGGAAAACCGGTTCTCGTCCACAATAGCGCCGGTAATCATGGTATCAATGATCCGACCCTTTACCTCGATGCCTTCCGCTTGCAACCAACCGGCATCATACGTGGCGTTGTGCATGATCTTGTCGATCCGCGGAGTATCCATCTGCTTTGCAAACCACCGCATGGTCATCTTGGGATCTAGGTTGTGTCCGTTCTGGTGGCGAATGGGGAAGTAGCCTTTGTAATCCCCCGCAGCAACAGCAATGCCCACGATAAAACCATCCCCTCGGGCCCAACCGGGTCCGAGAGACTTGAGGTTTGGATCGCTTGTTTCCAAATCAACTGCGATAGACTTGTATCCTGTTAGATCAGGGTACTCTGTTGGTATGTTCCAATCAGGATCTAACCGGTCAATGTCCATCCGATCAAGATAGTTGATCGTTGACTTGTCTTTTCGATCTCTCGCCATAGGCTTTCCTTGCTAATTTTGTACTCTTTGGAACGTGCTTACTACAGAACTTCTTTTGTCTGCCAACTAACGGGAGACCACAAGGCTTGCCGTTGCGGCCATCAATCTTCTGACATGTCTTTGGCTCAACGTATGGTTCATACTCAGTGCCGAACAATTCATTGAGACCAGGCTCCAGTTCCGCGGCTAACTCAGCACGGCTGATGGTCTTTCTTTCTCTCATAGGTTGAATATCATTTGCAATAACGGCGTTATTACCATTTTTATCTTCTTCTGGTTGAGCATCGGGGGAAACTCGCCCAATGTCAGAGTATCTACCTGCAACCTCCGCAGACAGGGCGGCATACCCGACCTTATCAACCCACGAATCTGCATGGTTTATGTCCACCAACAGCCGGCTCGTCTTCAGCCAATCCATCATCAGACCAACATGCATTGGGCTTACACACCCATGCGTGGCGAGAGCGTTCTTCGTAATTATGTCCCATCCCATAGATATGGTGGTGAAACTGTTATATACATCGCCGTATTCTTCTTGCCGATCCCCGTTGATCTTGATCAACGCATCATCTATTAAATCATCTCTATTCATAGCTGGTACTTATACCTCTTATCTGTATCTAGTATGTGCAATTCCTTTCGGGCGCGTGTTAT